AGGAACGTCATTAATTTCATGGATAGATGTATCTGTCTTTGTTCTATCGACAATAGACGACATAATCGGAACTCGTTTATTCCTTTGAGCAAATTCCTCTATGCTTCTAGCCTCAGGAACAATTGGCGCTTGCGAAGCATCTTCTTTCCATGTCAGATTTTTTATAGCCTCTAGGCGTTGTTTGGAAGGAGCGTTAGACCCAGCTTTTGCAAATCTAGGATCAAAAGCTCCACCTATCACCATGTCCAATAAATTTCTAGCTGTTGTTATTTTTGCCACTACGCTATTCCTATTTGTATTTAATCAAGTCAAGCAAGCCTCGACTTTTTAAATAGTCAAAACCACTTTTAGTAATATCTTTTTGAGATAACTTTCCTTGCCCTTTATTGATGGCAGCTTTGATTAAGTCTTGAACATATGGCAAATCAGAAATTTGATTTTGCTTATTCATCCATGCTACTTCGTCTGGATCGAGGATTCTATTAATTTTCATCCTATCCGATATCGTCCAGTCTCCAGCAACATTGGCATTTGTGTTGTAGTTGTACGTTCCGCCAAATGGGAGTTGATCTTTAATTTCCGCCGTCTTTAAATTTATATCTCCTTTCTTGGTTAACTGCGCCCTCATCATAGCTTCGTTATACCAATCGTAATCATCTGGTACTGTTACCTCTCCCCAGACTTGATTACTCGGACGGAAATCCGGCTTACCTTGTGGCGGCTTCATTAACTTTTTACCAATGTGCAAAGCAAATGGATTCGATCCAGAATGAAGGCCCGGCCTAAAAGCAAGACCCGGCTTCCCCTCTCCTCCGCTCAATTTAGCATCAACTGATCCTGCTACGTTTAGCTTCGTGTATTGAGCATACGACCAATCATCTTTAACAAATGGTTTATCTGCGCCAACAAACAATGGATAAAGCTCGTTGTCAGGCCGTTGATCAAATAGCTTGTACACGGTTCTAGTATTTTGCGGCTCATCAATCAATGCGCCTTCTAAGTTCATCCATTTATTGTTACGGATCGCATCCTCTGCAACATCCTTGGGAACATTATATTTTTTAACTAATGCATCGGCGACATCTTGCGCCTTACTCATATACTTAAGTAAACCTGTAATCTTGCCCATTACGCTATCCCTCGCAAGTTACGCCTGATCGGATCGCCCCAGCTCGATGCTTGATTCTGGTATCCAACTGCCAAGTAGCGCATTGCATCTGCGCCATGTGATGTCCAGTCATGCCGAGGCCTGCCTCGCCACGTTCTGCCCTTCTCGTCAAAGTCTCGTTGGTATTGCCGCAATGCCTCGATGCCTCGATTGCATTTAGTTTCGTCGAACCAGCATCGTCCGAGCATGGATCGCACTGCCTGTATTCCATCATCGACCATTAGCTTTGGTGCTATTGTCACGGGCCTTATCCCTAGCGAATCCAACGTTTCGAGCCGAGACTTGCCAGTTCCCAGCTCTTTGACCTGCACGTCATGCGGTAGGACGTGCGACTCATAAACATAATCCTTGCCTTGCAACACTTTGGCGTAGTGATCTAATCCAACGCCAGAGCTTTCGTAGTAGTCGATCAGCCTGACCTCGGCTCCAACGTGTTGTGCAAACCAGATTGAGGTCGAGTCACCAATGCCTAAATCCCACGCTGTAACGACTCCAACGGCTCTATCATATGGAACTGCGGCGATCCGTCCAGTATTTGTTACTTCCTTCATCTCTGTGCCGTAATAAGCGCCAGCGATTGCAGCCTCGAAGCTGCACTCAAACTCCTGCTCGTATCGATCCTCGCCCATTGTCTTGAGCGCTGCGTCCAGCTCATCGCCCGGCAATATGCCAGTGTCACTAGCCTTATGCACCGCCGAGTACCACGTCGGATCATTGCGCGATGCGTCAAATATCTCCCAGAATTCGTTCTTGCCTTTAGGCGTACCAATAAACGTTGCGCGGCCTTGACGATCTGCGATTGCTGGTCGAATGACTGTCGACCATGCATTCGCCGGGAAGTCAGCTGGCTCATCCAGCACCACCGAGTCAAAGTACAGTCCTCGCATCGAGTCCGCTGTCTCGGCGCCAAACAATCGTATGCGAGCGCCATTTGGAAAATCAATGCGCAGCTCGGACTCATTGATCTTGATGCCCGGTATATTAACCGTGAACTCTTTGCAGTAATCCCACGCTACGGCCTTGGACTGCCGATAGGTCGGCGCAATGTACGCCACTCGGACGTTGGGCCGGTAAATCGTGAGCGCGTCGCGGATCAAGTCATTGATCGCGGCGACAGTCTTGCCGCACCGACGATGCGCCACCAAACAGGCAAATCGACTCGTTCTATCGTGAAACGGGATCATGACATCCCGAGGTTTGTACGGAATCGTTATCTCAGGCATACCATCCTAAAAAGTCAACCATCATTGCGAAAGTTGACAATACGCAGCCAGCCACCATCAAGAATAGGAACTTATCCCAGTTACTCATCGTCTTTGCCCTTCCATTTGATGACCAGCGGCCCACCAGACTCGCCAGTGTGCTCGAGCTGCTGTTTCTCGCCATAACGTTTGGGCAGCAGCTTACTCGCCACCCATTTGTGCGCGTCGACCTTCAATCGCGCCACGTTGTATGTCTCCGGCGTCGCATCGTAGGCTATCTCGAGGATATCCTCTGCCGCGTATTCTTGTTGCGCATTCTTCGCTCGCGCGTATTTGTCGCGTATCGAATCGTGTTTGTACATCCACCGATAGAATGTGGACTTATCTGGCGCCCAGCTCTCGGTCTTGCAGATTCGATTCAATGATCGACCAGCGGCAATTTCCTCGCAGATTCGATCCACCAACTCATCAGTGTAATCAGTTGGCCTTCCAATTTTTACTTCTTCATCACTCATCTCTGACTCCATCCAAAATTCAATATATTCCATTCTAGTTCAGACATGACAATCGGGACAGGACAAAAAGGACAAAAGACATAACTCTAAAGAGTTATGTCTTGTCTTGTCCTCTAATTTATTTGTCCCCGACAATGTCCTCACGTTTGTCCTCTCATACTACAAACCGTTGATTTTATTATGTTTTTGTCAGGACATCCAAGGACATCGCAAAATGTCCTCAAATGTCTTTTGTCCTCAAATTGCTCTAAGTCATTGATTATATTCATTTGTCCTCAGCTGTTAACTTGTGTGTCTAAAACTGCAACAAAAGTGTTATCGGTAACCGACCATCCCTGACCAAATGGCGTCACATATTCGGCATCAACGAGCGTTCCAATCATCCGATTTGAGTCCATTTGCATCGCCTTTTTTGCTGCCGCCTCTTTCATCATCATTGCAGGCCCAGTCAGAAAGTCGAGCATACCAGATCGAGTGACGTGCGGTCGACCTTGTGGATCTCTGGCACGTCCAGCAAAATGCCAAGCCCTCTCAAATCGTTTGCGATGCTCTTCAACTTTGGATACGACCTTGGTGGCTGACATTGGTTTATTAACGGACTCAAGGACAACGCTCGATACCTGATCGCCGTCCTCGTCACGCCAGCCTCGAATATCAACCTTCTTAAGATCGAAGAACAAACTGTCCTGCATCTCGGCGTCCTTCATCTTTCTCTGGATAACCTCGATTGGGCCTCCGTTTTTGCTCGGCTTAACGCTAACCTCAATATCAAGCGCACCTCGCCATGCGCTAGAACCTCTGGCACGGTGCTGCGCCTCATCAGATACGCCGGTGTGATGCACTAGGACGACCGTACAGTCAAACTCCTGCATTAGTAATGCGCAGGCATCCAGCATTGTCTTGGCGTCCTGGGCGCTGTTCTCATCGCCTGCTAAGAACCGATGCAAAGTATCCACCACGATAACCTTTGGCGTCTCAGGCAGCGCTCGAACGTTGTCGATGACCTTAACCAAGCCCTCGCTCGAGTTGAGATCAGTGCCGGTCTTGCTCATCCAGAATTTAATCTTATCGACGCCAAAGTTCTGCATCCAAGCGGCGACTCTGGCGCGCAGACCATAATGGCCCTCACCAGCCAAGTAAACGATCGGCAAGTCTTTTGTCCTGTTGCCGCACCAATCGCGATTATCCATTTCGACAGCTGCCATTCTAAGACACCAATCGAGCACTAGAAACGTCTTACCTGAGCCGCTAGGCCCGTGAACCATCATGAGTGACTTATTCTGTAGCCAGTTCTTTATGTACCAGCTGATCGGCGCTGGCTTTGTTGTGAACTCATTGCCGTCGACCAGCCAGTCCAGCTTGATCTCAGGTGGCTCCAGTAGAGCCGATAAGTCATTGCCCATTAGAAGCCAATCATTAGCATCGCCTTCATCGGGGGGAATGATGACGGTCGCACCGTATTTAGCGCTGGCTTGGTCTGCGTATGACTTACCGACTCCACTGGAATCATTGTCTGCCACTATGATGATGCGCTGAGAGGCGCCAAAACGCTCTCTAAGCTGCCCAACAACATTGGGGATGTTACTCGCCGAGTATGCAACGTAACACGCCACACCGCTCGTCTCAGCGATTGTAGCGGCAGTTGCAAAGCCCTCGGCTACATATATGTGCGCATCCTGATTAGATCCGATACGCCATAGCGATCCGCCGGTCTTGCCGCCGGGATGATAGAGCTTGCCCCCATCCGAGTCGATGTATTGCACGGTAGTCATCTCGCCGTCACTGTTAAACAGTGGCACGATCAACCGACCGTCGCCCGTGACTCGAGCGCCGTTAGGCTGGATCTTTTTCTTGACTAGGTACGGATGATCCTCTGTGGCCTCGGCAGCCTCGCTCCAGATCTTATTGACAACGTCCGAGACGTTATCGCGCATCAGTTTCTCTGCCGCCTCCCGTGCCTGCCGCGCCTCTTCCATGCGTTGCGTAAATGCAATCTGCTCATGCGGCGTGAGTGTACGACCGATGTCGGCGACCCATTTGTGTTCAACGCCGAAGCGCCAGTCCCCAAACTTACCAGCGCATACACCATCACCAAAAGCAATATACCAGCCACTCTTATCGCCGTAACCGCCTCGGCCTTTTGATCCTGATCTGAATCGGTGTATCTTGCCATCCAGTACTACCTCCGATGGTGGCTCGAGGCCAGCATCAATAATTGCGTTCTTGAGTTGGACTTCAGGTGGATCGATTAAACGCTTGGCATCCCCCCAGATGTCCTCAATATTAGCCACGTTCCAAGTTTGGGCAGGTAGCTGAGAAGTACTCCATCAACTTCTTGACCGTCGAGATACTCGGATCGGCGTCCTCATTCTTAACGATCGAGCGCAATGTCGAGTAGCCAATGCTGGTACGACGACTGATCTCGCGCAGGTTTCTATCGGACAGCAATCGCTGAATTTCTTTCACTTCCATTTGATTCTCCTAGTTATGACGTTTTTTTTAAGTTTATCGAAACAAAAGAACTAAATCAACATAAATAAAAAAGGGGGCCGAGGCCCCGAGTGCTTAGGCTTTTACTCTTACTCTGCCATTCCAAATTTCCATACGTTGCAATTTTAATTTTCTTCTTTCAGGCCATTTTGTAATTTCGATTGGGCAAGCAAGTTCCATTAACGCTACCGCATCCTAATGACTGCAGCCTCTGCTTTTTAAATAGGACAAGCTAGTATCTGGCGTTGACGCTACAACAAATTTAACTTTCATTTTGAAGCTCCTATAAAAAAGGCGGTTAGAAGAAAATTCCGTTTGCCCAATACAGAGAGTATACATGAACCAGCGTACAACTCAAGCGCTGTTGTAAAAATAAATAATATATTTTTATAGAGAAATAGCACTAAAGTGTT